ACGCAAATACACAAAAATGGGTGCTTTATATTCAATAGTAAATGCCCAACATAATAAAAAGAAAGCTGGTAAGATACCAGTTAGAGCTTATTACTGTAAGTGGTGCAATTTATATCACTTATCAAGTCAGCAAAGACTAAATATAAAGACAGGAGTAATTGGATAATGAAAGATGAGTTCACATACTACACAGTATCTTGGATATTGCAAAAAGAAATTAAATCACGTAAGTTTTATGATAAAAAAGAGGCTTTGAAGTGGAATGAATTACTTCCAGAAGAACAAAGATATGAAGTTAAAAAGCATACAGAAATAATTGAGGTTATAGCATAATGACAAATGAAGAAGTATATGAAAGAATTACTAGCGTACTAAAAGAGCAAGGTATCGGAATTAATCAACTCGAGTTAAAAATTAAAGATGAGACAGGTACATGGCCTAAGTTACATACAACTAAATCACGCTTGAGTTTACCACATACCGTAGCATTCCCTTATCTTACTATGTTTTTCAATGATGATGAACTGCATGAGCTTACACTTAAAAAAATGAATAATTCAGGAACAGTCGGAGAAGCCATAGACTTACTAGATGATTTATTATATAGCTTGAAGCCAAGTAAAGAGTATCTATACAAACAACGGTTGAAGCGCAAAATGCAAAGGGAGGCAATGAGATAATATTACACGAATACACAAGTAAAATAAATAGGTCAAAATATCCACAGCAAGCAGCTAGAAAGATTGCGAATGATCTGAACAAGAAAGAACCTTTCAATAATTATCTAGTCAGCTTTGAGCTTGGTTCTAAAAGGTATATTATTGAAAAATTTGAAATTAAAGGAATGAATAGATGAAGCGTTACTATATAGAAGAAGAAGACGGCAAAGAGATTAAGCGAAAACTAACGACTTTTGCTAATGATGATTTAACACAGCTTTCAGATGATGAACTAGAAGCATTATATTATGAATCATCAGCTCAATTTTTAGCCAAAGCAATGCACTTCATGAAGATTGAGAACGAACTATTTTCAAGAAAGAATGTAATTGTAAGTGATGAAATTCTAATAAATGCTGGCAATAATATTATTGAAGCTATTAATCAGGTAAGCAATTGAATCTAAAAAAGGAGAGTAATTATCTTTATTTTAACAGATGACACAACTAGAAGTATCGTACTAATACAACAAGCTCACAAAAGGGCGGATAAGGGCTTTAATGATATTGTGGCACAATTATATGAACAAGAGTTTAAAACGCAAGAGGAAGCAAAATATGAGCATATAAAGCAAGCTAAGGAGAAAGCAATTGAAGAACAACGAGTTGAAGCTGACAGAATTGTAAGAGAGCATGAACAGGCGACTGAACAACCTAACACAGAAACTAATAGCATTATTGGAAGTGATTGGTCAAACGTAAGTCCTGAACAAGCTAGTGAATATTTATCTAACCATACGGGAGTTCCAGCTGATTGGTGGTTAAAAGTAGCAATGGCAGAAAGTTCAGGTAACCCAATGGCTTTAAATTCTATAGGTTGTTTCGGTCTATATCAAATAAACCAAAGTGTTCACGGTGATTTTAAAAGCGCAACACCTGAGCAATATTTGAATAAAGTTATAGAAATATATAATAGTCAAGGGAAAATGGCATGGGAAGTTGTCAGTATGAATGGGTGGTAATGAGAAAATTTATAAAATATAAAGATGTATATATGGTTAGTAGTGTTGGTGAAGTTTGGAAAATAGAAAATAATAAATTAATTCCCAAAAAATTAAGTCCTTCGAAAGTTGGTTATTTAGTCACCAGTATAAATAATAAAATAGAATATGTACACAGAATTGTTATGACAGCATTTTGCGGTAATAGTGAAAAACACGTAGACCACATCAACATGAATAAACATGATAATAGACTTGAAAACCTCGAATATGTGACGCCGAAAGAGAACAATTTGAGAGCTTATGAAATATTAGGGTCTGAAGTTAGGGCAGGTAAATCTATTCCCGTAAAATGGGACGGCAAAGTGTATAAATCAGGAGCAGAGTTATCGTCGTTGCTCGGAATGCATAGAAGTGCTGTTTGCGCTTCAATCAGAAAGAATAGACCAATAAAAGGCCATTACGCAAAGAAAATAAAAAATTAAAAAATAGAAAGTAGGATATCTTCAATTACAAAAGAAAAACAGCTATAAAGCTGTCTTTTTTTATTTTGAAGTGTTAGCTTTTCCAAACTCATCATCTAATTCTTTTTGATAAACTACATCTGTAATATCTGCTGTCTTTTGGAACGTCGCGAGTAAGCGCGCAGTTTTAACCCAGCGAATAGTTACACCGTCCGAAACATAAGCGCGTTTAGTATCCACAGTATTAAATAAAATCATTTTCTTTTTTCCTTTTCCTTTGTTTGAGTTATTGCCATTGTTTTGCCCTGTAAGACGTTTATTAAGTTCTGCAATAAAGTATGAACGACAACTTTCTACCGTACCACCATGAGCTTCTACGGAACGTCTAGGACAACTTGTACTTGATAACTCTTGGTGTAGCTTCACAGTATCATGATTAGGAGTCAGTCCCCACTGTTTCATATACTTAGCTACGTCATCTAGTACCGCTTGTTCATTTCTCAAGAACTGTGTTAAATCGCCTTCTGATTGGCACACTTCCCAACTTGCATAATTTGCATTACCGTATGAGTTAGCACAATGCCAAGCCATATTTGAGAAGTCAGAAGCCTGTAATCGTCCGTCAGAAGCAACGTAGACATGAGCAAAGCCATTTGCTGGATCGTGATTAGGTAACCAGCCATTATAAAAACTAGTGTTAGCCCCATTTGAACCTGCGTCATTATGAATTACAACCCCAGTAGGGTTATGCCCACGTACACCAGCATTAGTTATATTCATTCTTTTTTGTCCTCCGTTTGCTTTTCTTCAGCTTCAGGAATACTTACACCATTCTTTTTAATAAGTTTAACCAAACCGTCAAACATAGGGCTGATTTTTGCAATCAAATAAATAAATTGACCTACAAAGTATAGCAAACTTACATTAATCACTGTTTTAGCGATATCAGAAGTTGAGGGTGTTTGTGTAAAGTAGAAGACTGCGTATAAAACCCACAGCGAGAAAATCACTGTTAAATCAATTACGAGTCTGTGCTTGAAAGGAGGGTTCATTGCTTCTCTATCTTTTACCCATGTAGCGAACAAAATCGCTAAAATTAAGATAGTCATTAAAATCATTCTAGTTACCATTTTATGTTTGCTTTCTATTTTTATGCTGGGAATGAATCATCAGTGAAATATGTTACTGTTGCCCTGAAATTATTTCTTATTGGAACAGTATTTCCGCCATAAGTAATTGTTCCGTCAGGACTCAAATCAAAGAACGCATATGACTGACCTTGACACGTTACTTGGCAAGGGTATTGTGAACGTGGTCTAAAACCTTCAGGAATATTTTCATTCATTACTTTACCTTGAGGGATTGCCCCAGCAATATTTGCCCCATAAATTCTTAAAGTAATTGCCTCTCCGATACGTTCAGCTGTTGCATTTATCCCATAGCCCATAGGGAAAGATTTTGTTGCGACTTTTCTAGTTAGAGTTCCGTCAATTCTTGCGTTACCGCTTAGTGTTACTTCGTCTAAACTTGTTACTTGTTTCGGTTTTTCGGCTTTTATAACTCCTGTTCCGCTGGTTGTTCTAATATCTATCAAAACTTTCAGTACACCAGAACTATTATTTATATCGGTTCTGTTGCTATTGTTTAAGGTTTCAGCCGATAAGCTGACAGGACTAGTAGTTTGAGTTAAGTCAATATTTGCATGGATATAATTGACAGAATTAGCCTTTAGAGCTATCGTCTCATTCGATAGTTCGAAATATCTTCCTCCTGCTACAATGGAAGTATTAATGTATTGCACGTTTAGAGCTGTGTTAATTGGCTCATCCCAGTCTTTGCGCCTGATAGTCCCATAGTCCATTCCTGTCAGCATCATATATAACTTTGCGTCATTATTAGAACCGACTGGAAACTCTGTACTGTTTGGACTAAAGAATGTAAAGTTTTTAATCGTCATTTTTAACCTTTCTTGAAATTATCTTCGCTTTATCTAAAACTGGGTTATCAGTAATTGATAGCTCTAACAATCTAAATTTTCTACCGCCATAAGGATAACCACCAATTGACACAAATTGACCGACTTCATACAAGAGCGTAGTTTCGATCCTAAGCGTGTTTTTGCTATTATAGTATACTTTACCTGACAAAGTTTCTAAGTGGTCTTCACGAAGCTCTCTGTACCCTGTGAAGCTATCTATTCTATATTTGTCTCCGTAAGTAGCTACATACTCATATAACATTTGGTTTGTCCCCACTTTCTACAAAGATAAGTCTATCACTGAACTCTGTTTTAACTCTGTCTGCTATGTAACCTGAATACAGTTTACCCTCGTACCAAATATCAACCAAGTCATTAACATACAAAGGCAATAGTTCGTTTTGATTAAAGATTAACCTTGTGACGATTGTGGAGGGAGAAATTTCAGCCTTAATAGTAGACATGCCGGGAGGGTTTCCGTGGTCATCTCTATCATAAAACAATGTTTTAACTGTTCTTACATCTGGCAAGTCTGTTCCGTCTCCGTGATAAGTGCTATAATCAATGACATCGCCGTTATTTTTTGCTGTGTACATTTTAGGAGGGTCTATGTAGTCGTCTGCTTCCTTATTTTTGATAAACACAACAGCGAAATTATAAGCTGAACGCTCTACTATTGTTTCGGTTTCTACTGCTACACTTTGCTTAATGTCTACCCTTGTCGTGATTCTACGTCTATTCCAGTTCCTAGAAGCGAAGATAATAAATAACAAGTTCCTGGGGTCTGTTTCAGATGAAGCATGTTGAATAGTTGTAGTGGGTTGAAATTGAACTTTGGAAAATATCCTCTTGGCTACGTCATGAGCTGATGAAGTTTCCGCTTTTCGGTTAATTGTAGCCTTCCCAGCGAAAATACTTGAATTAAAGAAATAACCATAACTCATTAACTCATTCTTATTAGGGTCAATCAAATAGTCAATGATAGCGGAGTTTGTCGTTTTAGTTATTGTATTCGGAACATCAAGACTTTCAATCATTGCCCAAAAATAGTTCTTTAATGTAGCTTTGTTGCCTTCATCTACACTTGTTACAAGATAAACCATATCTAAGTTTAAGTTTCTTTTTTTACCTAGAGTTTCCTCAATTGGAACAACTTCAGGAAAAAGAATTTGAACAATATCGCCAACTTCTACCGAAACGGTCAATGTAGCCGATGAAGTGTAAAGATAACCTGTTTCCCACAATTCATAGTCAATGACTTGACATCTTGCCTTTGGTCTTGGTATCCCTCTTTTGTCCTTTTTACCGTTAGGAAGATTAAAATCAGATATATTATAGTAGTTAGGGTTAAAGTTATCATAAACATTAGCTTCTAACATTAAACGAAGTCCGCCTTTCTCTTGATTTTAAACTCTGCTTTACTTAAGTTGATTAACTCCATTTGACCGTGTTCGATTATACGTGTTCTGTATCGTTCAAAGTCCATTACAGGGAACAAGTTTAATGAAGTAGTACCATTCCAGCCTTGATAAATTTCATCATTTACATCTGTATTGATTAAAATATAATTTTGTACCTGTTCTATCTTAAATACAATTGCAGTATATTCATTTCCATTATCGTCTAAAAATCTAACTCCAGCAGGTGTTTTAGGTAGTTTCGGATATAATATTCCCATAAAACTAAATATTTCGTCTTTTATATCCCAACGGCTTAATCGTTCTATATTTGATTCTCCATAGTAAGTATAGGCTTGGTTTGCTACATAATTATATCCAAAATATTCACTTATATCAGCAGTTGTGAGTTCGGTAGCTGAGGGCAGGTATGAAGTTCGTTGGTTTTGTGACTCGCGTTCACTTGGTAACCAAGGTGTAGCAATTGAACCTGTTTCGAGTTTCAATTTAGAATATACGAGACCCGCTGTGCCTGAAACTTGTCTAATGGTAATGCTATCAGTGACAGCTGAAGCACTATCAAAAGACTGATATTTATAGTCTAATTCTGCTGGAATACTTACACGAATCGTTTTACCTAAATCGCTTTGTTCAATATTATGCCAGTATCTACATAAAATTGTGTTGTAATCATCAGTTCCAACATTTCCATGAGCCTGATAGGTTTGGCCTTTAAGCTGGATAGAAATTGCACTTCCAACGACAGCATTCGACGGTACAAAAATGTCGAAACTAAAGTTCATTGCTGAAACTCCAGTTTTTGACTTAATTCCAGGGTCGTATATTTGATCAGAACTAAATAAAATATTCCAAGCTGATGAAGTTGAAGTTGCTGTTAATTTTTTCGTATTTTTTAACAAATTAAAGTTAGGATAAACAGTAGTGAAATCATCAGTAATGGGCATAACTTCTCCCCACTTATGACCAGCAGTCCATAAAGCCGACTCTGAGCCTGAACCTGTTATTTCGTATCTAGCAGAAATAGTATCCTTAGCTTTCAAAACTACAGCAAAAATATCTAGCGTCCAATCAAAATTATTTCCTAGCTCCTTATCAGGTACGACATAACCAGCACTTGTGCTAACATATCTAGTTATATTTGCATTCTCTCCTAAACTTTTTACATAAGCTGAAAATACGTAAACTCCATTTTCTGGAGCTGTAAATGTCTTATGAATACCACCCCATTTAGCAATTCGTTTTTTGACAGTTAGACCTTTATATGTTCCGTCAGTTATCCAACCACTTGCGTTTTCCCAAGAACCACTAAAATCTTTAGTACCGTCTAATAAATTTAAGTTAGGCAAATTCAAAGAAGGGCTTGCTTTCAGTCTGTTATAGTTTTGTAAAGGTGTTTCGTCCCCTTTATATCCGCCATAAATTTTAGACTTACCAGTGATAACTTGACCATTTTTAATCATGTCAAAAGTTAAGTTTTCGTAGGTATACCATTTTGTAATTATATCAAAAGTTATTTTTTCGCTAAAAGTTCCGTTCTTACCGTAACCCTCTGTCTTTGTGACATCTGCTAGAGCTAAATCAGCATACACCTGAAAAATCTCCGTTTGATATTCAAGTGTAACGAATTTTTGGCTAAGGATATCATTTACGAAGTCTTTCATTAATTGATAGTTTTCTTCTAAACTTTCGCCAAACGTTTCTAGCTTAAACTCTATTTGCGGCTGTGTAATTGAACGTGTCCCCATTACTCCAATGCCATTACTTTGCCAAATATTATTAGTTGACTGTAACCCTAAATTAGAGGGCTGATAAAATCTAACTTTTCCATTTGTAACGTCCCAAACTTTATCGTCTGCTCCGTCTAAGTTGGTATGTATTTTATACTGTCTTACCATTAAGCCCTCCCTAGGTCAAATTCTCGTCTGATTGCTCGTGCTAAGTTAGAAACATCTTGGCCAGCACCACCTTGTACGTTAAATGTATTATATGTTCTATTGTCGCTTGATACGCTGTTCGTGCTTAAACCGTAACCGCTAGAAGATAAGTTGATATCTGTTAAGCCTACTACCATTGAACCTTTGAACAGTCCGCCAACTTTTTTTGCAACCCAATTAATTGAGCCTTTGATATTATCAATTGTGTTTTGTACACCGCCTAGAACGTTATCTATTGTATTTTTTACTCCTCCAAATATATCACTAAAGAAGCCGCCAATACCATTAAATACATTTTTTATTGAGTTGTAAGCATTAGAAGCAATATTTCCAAAAGCGTCGAATACTCTGCCAACTGCATTTTTAGCACCGTCAAATATATCACTAAAGAAGTTACCGACTCCGTTAAATACATTTTTTATTGCATCCCAAGCTTTCCCAGCAAAGCCGCCAAGAGCGTCGAATACTCCGCTAACTATATTTTTAGCACCCTCAAATACTCTACTAAAGAAGCCGCCAATACCACTAAATACATTTTTTATTGCATTCCAAGCATTAGAAGCAAAGTTACCTAGTGCACTAAAGACATTTGCTACAACATTTTTAACACCATTAAATATTCCGGCGTAGAAGCTTATAACAGTATTCCATATTGACTTAATGAATTCCCAAGCTTTCCCAGCAAAACTGCCAATTGCATTAAAGACATTTGATACAACATTTTTAACACCATTAAATAGCCCTGTGAAGAAACCTGTAACTCCAGCCCATGCCGTTTGAATACCAGTAACAATATTTGTCCATAAGGTAGTAAAGAATGTTTTTATTCTGTCCCAAATATCTTTAATACCTTGTACAATTCCACTGAACCAATCGACTAAGCCTTGCCAAATGCCTTTAGCTCCGTCAACTGCTCCGTTCCATATATCAGAAAACCATTGACCAATACCGCTAAAGAACTTAACTACTTTGTCCCATGCACTCTGTAAGAAGCCTACAAAACTAGCCCAAGCCTTTTTACCTGTTTCGGTTTGAGTGAAAAAGTAAACTAGACCAGCAACAACGGCTGCGATTGCTACGCCAAGAGCCACGAATGGATTCATAGCCATTATAGCATTGAAAGCACCTTGTATAGCTGTTCCAATTTTAACTACGTTATTATAAAGTTCAATCGCCTTGACAATTCCATTAATGACTTTTAAAGCTGCGAAAGCACCAGCAAGAGCAACTAAAGCTACTTTTATATTATCTATTGCTTCCTTGCTTTTACTAATTTTTTCCAGAAATTTAGCTATTTTGTCCGTGACTTCTGAAAATTTACCAGCGAATTTAGCTATGGTCTTTGCTACGTTATCTATACTTGTTGAATTTTTCGCTGTTTCTGTATTTATTCCAAAAAATGCATTTATGACCTTCCCTATAATAGAAACTATGGAATTAAATGCGCTTTTTATATTATCCCAAGCCTCTAAAAAGGCTAAAGTGGTTCCATTTTCTTGCATTTTTTGAAACAAGTCTTGAAAATACTTAATAACCTTTGTTATAGTTTGACCAGCACTTTCGCCCCAACCGCTCATTTTATCAATTAAACCACTAATAATAGGAGTTAAAGCTTCAAGTGTAGGAAGTAATGCTAGTGATAATGTTTCATTGAAACTATCCCAAGCGTCACCAATAGTAGTTACTCCCCCACCACCTGCTTTGCCAAGTTTCTGCATAGCCTTATCCAGCATTTCAACCGATATAGCACCCTCTTCACTAGCTGCAGCAAATGAGCCGTACTGTTGCAAAGCTGGGTTCATTTCCATAACAGTCGATTTAAGCGCTGAACCAAGAGCTGTGTTATTGTCTGTCAACTGATTGATGTTTTCAGCTGTGACTTTACCACTTGCTGACATTTGACCGTAAGCCTGAACTACGCCTTTTAACTGTTCGCCAGTACCACCAAATGCTTGGTTAGCTTTTACTAATGCTTCCGTTTTACCAACTGCTGATTTAGCAGTATCACCTAAACCAATGAACGTTGTCGAAAGTTTAATAGTATCTTCGGTATTTGCATTTGTGTCTTTAGCAAGGTTCTGCATAGATTTGCTTACATAATCAAACTCTTGTCCATTGCCTTTGAACTTCATTGTATTTTGCAGTGAAATCATGGCTTTTTGAGTATCCATTGCGTCAGATACCCAGCCTTTTAAGCCATTACCGACAGCACTAACAGCACTAGCACCAATTTGCCTGAATGCACCAACCGCAATTTCTCTAAGACCGCTAAAGCGTGACTTCATTCCGTCAATTCCGCTATTAACTCCCTTAGTATCCATTTTGGCTTCAATGTTCCAAGAGCCTGAACTAATAGCGCCCTCGACTTGCTTAATTTCGCTCTCTAGCCTGTTGGCTTGTATTTCTACTGTTCCTAAATCTCTAGTAAGTTTTAGCCACTTCTTTTGACCTGCTGACGTACCTTTGTCAACATTAGAAAGTTCTTCTTTTAATTTTGTTGCTTTGTCACGTGATAAGCCCAACTGCGTTTGTAAGTTCTTTTGCAATTGCGCCATTTTATCGGTATTTGTGGGGTCAATTTTTAGAGCTTCACGTAAGTTTTTAGCTTCTCCTCTAAGCCCTGACATTGCGGTATTAACGCCTTTAAGTGAGTTCTCGAACTTTGTGGTATTACCGTATATCTCGACCTCAAATGTTGCATTACTTGCCATTACATACCCTTTCTTTTACGCCTTTTCTCTTTTTCTTTTTCCTCTTTCTTCTTCTCTGCAATAAGTTCGATTATTTTATAAACAAGTTCTAGTTCCATTTCCATGAACTGTGTTATATCAATTTCATTATTGCCTAAAACAGTCAAAAGTTCTAAAGTTTTATTTTCCTTTACAGTATCTTTCTTTTTCTTAATCAATGAACTAGAAGAAAAGAAGACTATTTCGTCTTCCGTTTCCTCTTTTTCTTTAACAAAAACAGTCTTACAGAAGATATTGATTAACTCGTTAGTTGTAGGGAGCTCTGTTTTGTCGTCTAATGCGTTTTGCAGTCCTCCGTTACAATCTACCCAAAGTATCAATAACTTGTCTGTAAAGCTCTCCATTTGCTCTGTAAAGTCATCAGGAATATATCCAGCGACAAAAGAATTTTGTAGGTCTGCAAAGTCTTTTAAATCTGTAATAAAGTCCGAACCGGTTAGTTCTAGGTATCTAATTGCATGTTTTAAAATCATCTACAGCCCTTTCAGCTCGTTAAATTTCTTTCTGCCATAATTCGACAAGTTCTTTAAGTCCTTTACCGTCAGTATCGAACTCAAAGCTAGAACGAAAGTCTGCAAAGTCGCTTTTTGCTTTTACAATGTTATCTTGAAAAAGAGCCAAGTATAGACCATATTGAACGAATTCCATTACATCAGTAATTTCTCCGTCTTCTTTTTTAAGCTCTGTGTCCATTGCTTTTTGCTGTTGGAAAAGGTCTTTCCCTGTAATCATTTTAAATTTACGTGCTGTGCTCAATTGTTTTGCCATTTTATTTTATATCCCTTTACTTATTCTATTTTTTCCCAAGTATATTTTTCTGGGTCTGTACTTTGTTCATTTGATTTATTATCAGTATATGTTCCGATATAGCTTGGATAATCTTCAGCTTTCACTTCACTAAACGAAGGCATATATGGAGTGGCTGTTGAACCTATTTCAAGTTTCAATTTGGAATATACAAACCCTGCTTGGCCTGTTACTTGTCTAACAGTAAGACTATCAGTATCGGCTAGAGCGCTGTCAAAAGTTTTATATTTACTGTCTATTTGCATTGGAACGCTTATACGAATTGTTTTACCTAAATCACTTTTTTGAACAACATAAATACTACTGTTAGCGATAAGTGTATTGAAATCATCAGACCCAACATTTGAGTTAGCTTTAGAAGTTTGACCTTTAATCTGGATAGGAATTGCACCTCCAATTGTGGTATTCAATGGTACAAAAACGTCGAAACTAAAGTTCATTGCTGAAACTCCAGTTTTTGACTTAATTGTAGAGTCGTATATTTGATCAGAACTAAATAAAGTATTCCAAGCTAATGAAGTTGAAGTTGCTGTTAAAGTTCTCGTATTTCTTAACAAATTCAAATTCGGATAAACTGTCATAAATCTATCTTTACCGTCTGCACTATATGCAAAGGCTGCGTGGTTAGCCCCGTCGGGCTCGCTAGGGTTTATCTGTTACAGCAACACCCGTGGAAACATCTGCATAACCTTCAGCGGAGAACGTTACAAGATGAACACCGGGCGCAAGTTGTCCGTTGCTTTCTACATTTCCTTGTGCGTCTTTAATCACTGATGTTACTTTTACAGTTCCACCCTTAGAGTCTTTCAAAGTAGCTGGCAAAACGATTGTTCCGTCTTTATTACCCTTTGTAGCAGTAGTTACATTGGGAATAACTGGAGCAACTAATGTAACGGCACCAGCCAATTCCGTGTCAGGTTGCATGATGAATAAGCCTGCTTCCATTTTCTTAGCAAAGTCTTTAGCTTGTTCTCCCCAAATTTCGTACTCAATAGCAGGGACTTTTTTATCGCCATTCAAATAAATATCTGACTCGGTCGCTTGTACTGCCAACGTCCATTGGATAGGGTCTACGCCGTCTACTGAATCTGTCTCTGATTCTTTTGTAGCTTCTGCTGTTGGTCTCAAATTAGGATAAACGACTACACGATAACCGTCAATAAACTCTCCTGTAACTTTATCACGTTTGCGCCCTTTAATAAGGTACTGAACACATTTCGTTTTCCAATTACCAGTAGGAGACCAACCCAAGCCATTTGCGGTTCTTTGTTGACCTAAAATATCCTCTTTAAGCGCTTGGTCTGTTTGAATGAATACCATTTCGCCTTGAAGCAAGGTAGCGCCTTTTTTAACTCCATGGTCTGGTACGTCATCGGCTGGAAAGCTATTGGTTTCCGCTTGGTCCTCCATTGAGCCAACCGATACTAAACCAGTTACGATTTTATGGTTAGTGAACTCTGGTTTTCCGTCACTTCCCTTGGTCATATCAGCTACGATTAGAGCTTCATTACCAAAGAAAATCTCACGTGAATTATAATCTAATTTCATTTTTTCTCTTTTCTATAATTTCATTGAATTAGCATAGTCAGCGCCTTTTTTCAATGTTGTTTTAACGTCTTGCATACCCTTTTTTTCAACTAAGAAGTACATACCATGATAACCGCTAGTGTAATTAGCTCTAGTTCCTGCATTTACCACTACTTTATCGCCTTTTTTAACTTGCTTTAAGTTTCCTGACAATTGCCCAGTATTTTGATATCTTGCATAAGTATAGGTATGACCGTGGCTTCTGATTAATCTAGTTCTTCTACTTGCAGCATTTGCCTTAGCCTTAAACTCTGCTTCAAACCAATCGCCCATGCGTTCTGTTACTTTAGTTTGCATTTCTTTAGCTATGCTTGCTGTATTAAGTAAATTCATTGCCATGGTTGACCACCTGCACCACAAGGCAAATAAACCGTTCCAGTATAATTGTACAAATGGCTATTCTCTGACCAGTTCGTCATATTCCAACCATTTTGCAAAACATCTCCGACTAGTCCTACAAGTTCATCATCAACATCTTTAACAGATAAAACAACTTGATAATAGTAACCCATGACAAAGCTCGTATTATCCATTTTGAGCACCTTTGAGTCGCTAAGTGATAAATATACCGTCTTATCTTCTATCGTGTCCTTAACGCCTAGAATAACGTCATTTAGAGGCATTGTAAGTAAATTGTTGTACCAATCTATATAAGAATCAAATTCATTCATATCCCGTTACTCACGACTCCCTCTAAAATCATCTTGTTATTTTTAGGGTTTCTTTCCCATGTTGTACGCTTGAAAGTCTCGCCTTTTTCGTCCAAGAAATAGTTGAAAATTAAGTCTTCCATTTCTCCGATTCCGTTAAGCTCGTATCTTACATTTTTACCTAGCCCAATCATAGAAAACTCATCAAGTCTTGACTGACTAATTCTCTGTTTAACTGCTGGCAAAGTGATAGGCTTTATAATATTATCTTCTGCGCCGTTCTTCTTCTTAACAGTCGTTTCTACCTGTAATGTAACTTGTGAGAATATCATTAAATACCTCCATAATACATTAACTCTTGTAAAGAAGCCAAACGCTTCATCTCAGCATTTCGCCATTGTTCCGCTGGTTCATCAACAATATTAAGCCGACAATAACAAGAAATAAAGTCTTTCACTAATACGCTTGTTTCGTCAGCTTTAATACCATTTTTTTCTAGCAATTTAATAGCTATTGAACGGAATAAGATAAGTTTACTATCATAAGCTGTTACTAAAATCGGAATACCACAATAGACTTTAATATAATCTATCATTTACTTCCTCCATTTTATTCTTATGCTACTGTAATTACTGCACCAGCGTTATAAGTTTCAACATGTCCGCTTGTTAGTGTTTCAACCAAAATCATGTTGCTATTGGTTTTCCATTCAAATGCGTCAACTTTTGTAATGTCTTGCATGTCGATATGATATTTTTGGTCTACTAATACAGTAGGTTTAACAGCCTTTGTACCTGTATAGACAATAATTTCATCTACTCCAACTTCAGAAGCAATTTCAGTATCATCATTTTTAATACGAACGTTAGCATTTGCAGTTGCTTGGCGTAACTCATCTAACAAGGCTTTGCGGTCTTCTGCTTTAACAATCAAATAACGACGACCAGCAGTAGGACGAACAAAGTCAACCGCTTCTTCAATAGCGTCAGCAAATGGAGTTTTGCCAGCTGATTTAGCTTTTGTAGTAATCTTTTTAATTTTTTTATCGTCTGCTTCTTTTTCGATTGATTTAAAGCCGTTTGTTCCGTCTCCCTCAATAAGCGCAAGGTCAACAATTTTATTAACAATAGCTTGTGTAAGTTCCGCTACAATCAAGTTGTAAAGTTCAGAATATGACATTTGAAGTCGTTTAACACGTTCGGCAAGTGATTGCAATTTATAGACCATTACAGGTTCAAGAGTATCAATAGTGAGTGTCGCAGCCTGCTCTGTTTTTTGTTGTCCGTCTTTGTGAACTTGTGCTTCATTAGCTGAATCAAATGAGCGTGATACAAGCAAAGCACCGACATTTGTAACATGGAAGACTTTGAATACTGGGTTAGTATTTAACAAAGCTGTGTTGATTGATTCAACCAATTTACGTGGAAGTTCAAAAGTTTTGTCTGTGATAGTTACACCATTTTCAGCAAGTTTTGCGTTCCAAGCGTTTTTAATTTCTGATTTTCCAGAGTTCTTTTTCAATACATCAAAAAATTCTGTTACAGCGTTTTGTGATTCAATAAAGTTTGTCATTTTATCTTTTCCTTTTGGTTTTTCTTCCTGTGCGTTAAGTTCATTCTCAATTTTGATAATTTCAATTGAATTTTCCGAAAGTGTTTTTTCTAATTCTTGTACTTTTGGCAAATCTTCAATTGCGTTTTTTACTTCAAAGCCACTAATTTGAGATTTTAAAGATACGTTGTTTTCTTTAAGTTCTGCCAAGCGATTTTGTTTTTCGATTAAATCAGGTTTATTCATATTTCTTTTTAATATCCTCAATTTCTTTCAAAGCGTTACGGCTTTCAATAATTTTGTTGCGTTCTTCTGTAAGTTCTTCGCATAAGGCGTTTTGAATAAATTTTGCGTTAGGGTCTGCTGGTACTGAAACAAGAGAAATTTCTTTAAACTGTGCTTTATTTACAACTAGAGCGTCATTATCATCAAAAGTATAATCTGTAATATAATAGGCAATTGATAGTGAATCAAACGCGCCATTTTCCACAGCCTTGTTAATGTTTGGTGCATTGTCATAAAGCGTAAAGTCAGTCAGGTATTTATTAGAAGCCAAATCATAGTAAACTTTTGCGTCCCCGATGACTTCGCTAGAACCAGTACCATGTTCATATAGCAATGGATATCGTTCTCTAGCAAACTCAATACAGTTAGGAGTCAAGATAATACCATTAAGGTTCTCTACACCAACTTCTGACCCAATACCTTGGAACGACTTAGAACCGTCCTCGTTTTCAGTCACTCTAATTTCAGCACTATTGGTTATTAGTTTCATCTGTGCTTGTTACGTCCTTTCTATTGCCTTGTAGGTCACTTAGGTTTTTAACGGCAACTGCGTTAAGGTTAGCTATGTAAATATCTCCACCCTCGATTGGTTGCTCGCCCATTTTAACAAGAAGTTGATTCTGTGTAAAAATAGGACCATTAATATTTTCATGGTACAAGTCAATTAATTCTTTCAAAGTTGCAAACTTGAATAGCTGATTATCTACAATTATGCGTTCATAATATAAATTATCCTTGATTACTCGTCTGCGGTTTGTTGAAATCAGTTTATAAGTCAATTCCTTTTCAAGTTGGATCAGTAAAGGAATGATAGTGGAATTATAAAAATAAATTTGTTGTTCTTGCGTAGCAGTACCAAGCAAAATATTTTCATTCATAAAGTAACCTGTCAAAAGTTCCGATTTAATAAGGTCAATTTCATCTTTGTTCAAAACGGAATAATCTTTTTTAAGTTCTACAATTTCTGTCTTGTTATCAACTGGCGTCAAACCATTATAACTCGAACCCTCTTGCATGTTCTTTATTGTTGCTAGTGCTTTTTCTCGATACTCCTGTGTATTATCAATGTCAAGAAAGGCATTAATTTTCAACAAGCCACGCAATTTACCTTGTTCCAGCTTAGTTTGAATACTAGCTAGAGCATTATCTAAAATACTTGTGTCCTCATTGATATAAAAAGGACTGATAAGCCTTACTAATTCTTCAGGTTTATATTCTTTTTTATCATTAGCAAACAGTAAGTCTAATAGATCTCCTGTTTCACTATCAAATATAGGGTACAAGTCAACATAGCGCGCGCATAGCAACTTTTTAATTACTTTCTGCCAAAACTCCATGCTATTGTGTTCGCCCTTAGAACTCCAGTTTAGAACCTCGTCTAAGTCAGAACCTGCCATACTAATCAAAGTATCAGATCCAACATCAGATTTTTTATATTTTACATGATTAAATTCTACTTTTGTTATTTCATTAGCAATTTTATTGTGAATGTTAGTCACAAAGGCGCTTGTATATTCTACCGCTTCATTTTGCCATGCTGCAACTCTTTGAGTATCATTGTTTAGTTTTCCACGTGAAAATGATACTACTTTTCCGAATAAGTTCAATTTTTCCCCTTTCTACCATAAACTAACGCCTTTCCCTCGTTTATACTCGCCTGTTTTCTTGTTATGGCAAGACTTACAAAGGAGTTGTAGGTTATCAGGGTTCAGCGCTATTTTCCAATCATCAATATTTTCCCAAGTTAGCTCTATAATATGGTCTACTTCGTATTTTTTAGCACCGAATGCGCCACATCTTACGCAAGTCATCTTGTCGCGTTGTCTTACATAATCACGGACTGCCAACCATTCTTTTTTATTGTACCAGCCACTCTCTCGGACTGTGTCAACGTTATACCTCATCTGACACCGCCATTTCTAATGCCATTGTCAAAGCGACAGTGGGGTCAATTTTATCTTTTTCAAGTTTTTTAGTATACATATAGTCCCCACTTTGTCCGATCTTAACAGCAGTATTATTTAAAGCCCACTGCATGACTTTTTGATTATGGATAAGTTTATTTTCTACTAACTTAGATTTTAATAGTTTAATATAGTCATTCATCGAGAAACCTTGTCGAATAGCTCGTTGGTTATCTCCGTCTTTGTCAAAGAAGTAACGCTCAATCAAACCTTTTAAAATTTCGTATCGTGCTGGGTCATAACCGATTTTTCTAAGTCTGCACCCTGTCTTAGTTCTAAAGTCATTAATATATGGTATTAAGTCATTTACATTAATGTATTCCGTATCAAGTAAAATTAGTTCGCCTCTGTCAACGAATTCAGTCCATAACTCTTGCTGTTCTGTGTCCAGTTGCTCATATTGCGACCTTACAGAGAAAGTAAGTGTATGACTGTAAGTTTTACCCTCTAACTCACAAACGAACGACACAGCGGTTAAATCGCCAATTAAGGATAGGTCAATTCCGACATAAGTTCTATTTTTATTAAATACAGATAAATTGAATTCAGTTAGTTTAGTATCTTGTGGAGTGAAGTAGTAAGCTGTGTCCTGCATAGGCAAGCCCATATTAAACGCTAAGAACTTATTTTGTAACGCTGGGTCTCCTTGCGCAAGCTCATACTCCTCAATAACTCCTGACCACTTAGGGACATTACCAATAAGAGGCAATGCCATAGTCCAATTCTTCTTATCTTTAACCTGCTCATGACTTTCTAGCATGTAAAGCAAGCCGAACGACCTATCATTGTAAAATTCTTCTTCTGATTTGAAGCGTTCAACAAGTTTGTCATAAAGTCCGTCGCGTTTAAGTCCGCCAGAAGTGATGTAAATACTTTGCCAGTTGTCTTGTTTTTGTCGTGAACCTTTATTGACTGATTCTGTTATATCTTCGCCATAGGTATGAACTTCATCAAATATATTTAGTGAACTGTTACCACCTTGCGCTCGTAAAGTATCATTTGTTTGCTTTTTGAAAGTAGTTTTAAAAGACGTAAATTCTAGCCCTTGTTTTGTACTCTTGAAAATCTTGTTTTCATTGTATACTCTTAATGTATCACTTGCTTCCGTTTGATTCCGAACTTGGTCAAATACGTGTCTAGCCTGTGTATTATCATATGCAATAACTAAGCTCTCTCCACCATATTGTCCGCCTAAAATCATCCAGTTAAGCACGCGCGTTGCCATTAAACTTGACTTACCCGATCCACGACCTAAATTAAGGAAAATTTCATTAACTAGGTTGACCTGAACGCCTTTTTCATCAACCATATCATAACCAAGCATTAACTCGTACCACCATTGTTGTGTTGGAAGTAGCTCGATTTTCATCAGGTTACCAGTAGTCAAATAGAAGTTGTCTTGTATCCATTCAATAGCTTGTGTAACACGGTCATAGCGATAAATATACTTATTATGAATGCGTATTTGCTTCTGAATAGTCTTGCGAATGTATTTATTAATAATAATGCCATTTTCTTTGTTGTATTCCAACATTTTATTTAAATAATACATTTATTCAAATCCCTCTGGAACTTCAATTTCTGGCGTTTTATACTTACTTAGTTTATAGTCATCAAGTTCTTCAATCTTAGCTTTAAGGTCATGAGCGCTTGATTCTTCCTGTTGTAATCTCCGCCATTCAGTAGGGTTATAAAGTTCAGGGTTACCAGCCTTGGCAACCATCATCGCTACCAAGCTATCTTTGTCAAGTTCTTTTTCTTTAACCTTTACTTTTTCAACGTTTCCGTCAGCGTCATAGATTGTTTCTGTTTCCTTTAGCGTTCTGACTGTCAGTTTGCTCGCTAATGCACTTTCAGCTAGTTCTAATAGATTTCCCCTAGCAATGCTTTTGGCTTCGTCATACGCCTTTATATTGTCATCTCGCCACTTTCTAAAAGTTTTAGCAGAACAATGCAAACTGGTGTAGATTTCTCTGTCATTACAGCCTGATTCAATTTTATCAATGATTTTACTAAAAAGCGGTTCTTCATACATCTTAGGTAAAATTGTGGGCCTGCCACCTTTTTGTTTTTGCATGTTGTCCTTTCTTTTAATGTGCTTATATCGTTTAAAGCCTATATTTTCGTCTCTAAGAGCAGCAATAACCTTTGCTTATAAGTTTACCCGATTGGGTGACTCTGCTCTCACA